TCTTGGGAGTGCACCGTTTTAGTCAGTAGAACGATTGTCCGCTTATCCCGTACACCTTGGCGCAGGGCGCTATTGGCTACCCACGCACAGCCGATGGCAACCAACAGCAGGCCCAGGATAGCGAATATGATCAAGGGGCGGTACTTCATTCGGTTATCCCCCACGCCTTACACGCCAGGGCGAATGTCGCGGCTGGCGAGGTGTCGGCATCAGAGTCAACATTGCAATGCGGGAACTGCCTTGCCACCATAAAGCACCGACCATCAAAATATGTCACATCGATTACCCTTCCCTCTTCCACCAGCTTTTGCACGATCAGGTGCGAGAGCCAATGACCGGCGGGAGTGTCCGTGCCGAAGTCCCCCATATAGGCCGTGATCTCGTGAATGTAAAGTTGCCACTTGCTATCAAGGTGCAACTTTAATCCAAGTTTCTCGGCAACCTTTTCCTTAGCGTTCATTTTGCCTCCTTGTCGGCGCGGCGGTTCCAATGAAGAATATCATTCCCACGATCAAAAGAACTCTTGAAAATATAGGTGCTGTAATGTCCACCCTTATAAAACCAGCAAGTTTTCCTATGCTTAACCTCATGTGAAATATGTACAAACGTATTTGTTTTTTGTGGAATGACTCCACAAAACGGGCAGGGCTTTAGTTTTTCCATCATTCCCCCTCCACCGCGTCTATGGCGGCGAGTGCCGTTTTCAATCCATGATTCATTTCCCATGCACCGCTAAATTCATTGTCGTCATATATTGATAATTTTTTCTCCACCGCCTCCCTGCACCGCCTGATGCCCTCGGCGAGACCCCGGTTATAAGCCATTCCGCGCTCGATCATATTTCCCACAGCATCTTCTGCTTGTGGCTCCACCCTCACCTGACGCGAGAATCTACAATTAGCAGAATATACACATCCACCTCCAAAAGAATCACAAGCCTTATTATCCCATGGACAAATATTACTGCTCATCATACCACACCTCCGGCCCGGCTGCGCGGATGGCGTTCCCGATATCGCTTTCTTCGGTACACATTATTGCCGCTTCCACATCTGCCTCATTCTGATCCGCTCGGCCCTGGTGGTAAATGCGCTTGATAATTTCAATAGTGCGATCCTGATTTAATAACGCCGTTTCATCATCAACGGCATCATCCAAATCAAGTGCAATATCCTCAAACCACTTTTCATCTTTCATCTTCCCCTCCTTCGTGCGCCAAGTCCTCGGCGAGCATACAATCTGCATACTTGGCGGCAATGCTGGACAACCAATTAAACGGGGCGGGAGCAACCGTATCACCCTCTCTGAATGATGCAAGTAA